CAACAACTAAAGAAGCACTTAAAAAACATATGGCTAAGGGCGCAGGTGCCCATCCAGATGCAGACGTAAAAAAGATGCGTAAAGGTGGTAAAACCAACGAAGATATGAAAAAATACGGACGTGGTATGGCAAAGGTTATGAACCAGCGGGTTTCATCCTTTACTTACAAAAAATCTGCCGGAAGGGGCCGTTAATATGAATAACGATACATTTTCGTATTTCCCAGCTGAAACAGCTGATCCTATTGGGAAGTACACGCAACCCAAGGCTTACACAGTTCCTCTAAACAAAGAAGACTCTGGGTATCCTAACAATGTACCTAACACCCAAACCCAAATGACTCGTGGCGGTAAAGCACAGACTAAGGGTCGTGGTCACAGTACAAAGATGGGGTAAACCCTAATGAATTACTCTACTCTATTTGAGACGATTAAGGGGTATGTCGAGAACGACTTCCCCTCTACTACTTGGACTGATGCTGCCGAGACGGGCACTGTTACCTTTACAAGTACAGAACAGATTAATACGTTTATTCGTCAAGCAGAGCAGAGGATTTATAACTCGGTTCAGTTGCCTGTATTTCGTAAGAATGTGACGGGTAATTGCACTACGGGTAATAAGTATCTAAATGTGCCGTTGGATTGGAAAGCAACGTTTTCGTTGTCGGTCATTGATCCTGTGACGAATGCACAGACGTATTTACTTAATAAGGACGTAGAGTTTATTCGTTCATGCTATCCAGACCCAGATACTACTGGCACACCAGAGTACTACGCTATTTTTAATGACGTAACGTTTATTTTAGGACCTACGCCAGACGCTGATTACAACAGCGAATTGCACTATTTCTACTACCCACAATCTATTGTGGATTCTGCAAATGGTCAATCTTGGCTTGGAAATAACTTTGACCAAGTGTTGTTATATGGTTCGCTGTTAGAGGCTTATGTATTTATGAAGGGGGAGGCGGATGTCATTGCTAGTTACCAGAAGCGTTATGACGAGGGTATGACCTTGTTGTTGCAACTTGGTGAAGGCAAGAACCGTCAAGATATGTATAGGACTTTACAAGCAAGGTACCCAGTACGATGAATTTCGATACAGTAGAAGGCTTTATGGGTAGCAACGTTATTGTGAAAACCTCGCAGGGTAGAGGCTTTACTCCAGAGGAAATTGCAGAACGAGCTATCGACAAGATTATTTATGTTGGCTCTAAGTCACACCCTGCCATTCGTGATCAGGCAGAAGCATTTAGAGAGAACATACAAAGTGTTTTAGTGTTTTACCTAAAAGAAGCGGTGCGCTCAGACCGCACGACCATTGCTAACCGATTACGGGAAGCTGGTCATCCTGAGCTAACTTTTTTATTGAACGAATAGGAGTTTCAAATGGCTATTACTCAAGCGATGTGCACATCATTTAAAGCCCAGCTTTTGCTTGGTGTTCACGATTTTCGTCCATCAGCTCAAGCTGGTGCCGATACTTTTAAACTAGCGTTGTACACATCATCTGCTTCTTTGGACGCAAATACCACTACGTATTCTGCTTCTAACGAGGCTACTGGTGTTACTGCCGGTGGTTTGGCTTTAACCAATACAGGTGTTGGTACTACTAATACTAACTCTACTGCTGGTACAGGCTTTACTGACTTTAGTGATTTAACGTTCTCCAACGTTACCACTACTGCTCGTGGCGCTTTAATTTATAACACCACACCTTCGGCTAATGACAACGCTAACTCTGCATTAACTAACGCAGCTGTATGCGTGTTGGACTTTGGCGGTGATAAGACATCTACTGCAGGTGACTTCACTATCATTTTCCCAACGTTTGATGCAAGTAACGCAATCATCCGTATCGCTTAATAGCATATGGCGACAGCCAATTGGGGCGAAGGTGCTTGGGGGCTAGGCGCCTGGGGCGAAGGTTCAATCTCTGTTTCGGTTAACGTAACAGGGGTTTCTTCGTCCTCTTCAATTGGTACTGTAGACGTAGTAGGATTAGCTAATGTAAGCCCTACTGGTGTAACTGCCTCTGGGGCTATTGGCGTTGAAACTGTAGCCGCTAAGGCTAACGTGCCTGTTACAGGCGTATCTGCGTCTGGTGTAATAACAAGTGTTACAACCGGCATCGGGGTTAGTGTTACTGGGATTTCGGCTTCTGGAAATGTAGGAACCGTAGTTCCTCAGTCTAATAACAACATATCCGTAACCGGTCTGCAAGCTACAGGTGCATTAGGCGAAGAAGAAATAGACGCTAAAGCTAACGTAAATGTAACGGGCGTAGATTCCTCAGGGTCTATTGGTACTGTATCTATAACGTCAGAAGCCTCAGCATTGCCCACGGGCGTATCTGGTGGGACCATACTTGGTAGCGTAGTAGCCTGCGTCGATGAAGAGGGTTGGGGTGCGTATGGCTGGGGTGAAGGCACTTGGGGCGGTGGACTTACTGAAGTCTGCGTAATAGGCATAGCCGCTACCGTCAATATTGGGCAGATTAGAACGTCCCAATCAGTAACTCTTGTAGGGTTGCAGGCAGATGGATTTATAGGTACTGTACAAGTATCAGGTCAGGCAGTGCCTAATGTTACGGGCTTTGGGCTTGTTACTGAACTAAGTGGGGTAGCCGTAGATGCTGGTGCTAACCACGGCGTTACAGGAGAGCAGGCAGTTTGTTCTGAAGGTGTAATAACAGTAACTGCTAAGGCAAACGTCGTTTTAGTTGGTTTTGATGTTACGGCTTCTTTAGGAACTGTCACAACTAGAACAGTTAATAACTTTAACGTAACCGGTGTAGAAGCCTCTGCGTTATTGGGTGAAGAAGAAGTAGACGCTAAAGCTAATGTCTTCCCAATCGGTGTGTCTGGAACGGGACAAATTGGCACCGCCCAAGTAGTAGGAAAAGCCGTAGTTAATGTGACCGGCGTGGCTGGTACGATGGGGCTTGGTGAGGTTGAGGTGGAGGCAGGTGCAAACGCAGTTGTTACAGGTGTTGCAGGAACAATTTCTTTGGGTAGTGTTGCCGTAAACAGCGACGCTAACGTATACTTAACGGGTGTGAGTGCAGTAGGTCGGGTTTCTAGACCCCTAGTCTGGGGCTTGATTGATACTTCGCAAACACCAAATTGGACGCCGATAGCGGCTTAGGAGCAATAAATGGCAAGTACATATAGTAATCTTAAAATTCAGCTCATGGCGACCGGGGAAAACTCGGGAACTTGGGGCAACGTAACTAATACTAACTTAGGAACAGCGCTTGAACAGGCTATTACCGGTTCGGTTGACATTACTGTTAGTAGTGATACTACGCTAACCTTAACTGATACTAATGGAGCGCAAAATGCCCGTGCATTACGCCTTAACATAGGGGGTAGCGGTGGCTTTAATTTGACTGTCCCTAGTATCCAAAAACTGTATCTTGTTAACAACGCAACACTAGCCGCCGTAGTTGTTAAAAACGCATCGGGTTCAACTGTTACTGTACCTACTGCTAAAACAATGTGGGTATATAGTACGGGTACTGGGGTTGTAGACGCAGTCACTCATTTAAGTTCGTTGACCCTTGGATCTGCATTGCCTATTGCCTCAGGTGGTACAGGTTCAACTTCAACTACTTATGCAAACTTGCAAACTAACGTAACTGGAACTTTACCTGTGGCTAATGGTGGTACTGGGGCTGCTACTCTTACGGCTAATAATGTAATTTTAGGCAATACTACTTCAGCAGTTCAATTTGTAGCTCCTGGTTCTACTGGTAACGTATTAACTTCAAATGGTTCAACTTGGACTTCTGCCGCTGCTTCTGGATTTCCTTCTGGCACAGTGATGTTGTTTGCGCAGACTAATGCGCCGACAGGATTTACTAAAAATACAACTACTGGCGATAACTCAGCTTTGCGTGTTGTAACAGGCTCAGCAAGCACAGGTGGATCGGTAGCGTTTACAACTGCTTTTGCTTCACAGACCCCAACAGGTTCGGTAAGTATTACAGCAGTTAGTGGTAGTGCTGGGGCTACAACGCTTTCAACACCTGAAATCCCTAGCCATAATCACAATGCAACGTTTTCGACCGCTGGAGGTGGTGGACCACTAGGCTTTCTTGCGTTTGAGGCAAACGCTGGTAATCCTGGATCCCCAGGTAGTATAACAACTACTAGTACAGGTGGTGGCGGCTCCCATAGTCACCCATTTAGTTTCTCAAGTGGTTCGGGTACATTTAGTGGTAACGCAATTAACCTTGCTGTTCAATACATTGACGTCATTCGTGCAACTAAGGATTAATTATGACTGTATTAAAAAACGGTACATTTTGCCCGCTTATTAAGAAAGACTGTGTAGGTCTTACCTGTGCATGGTATACCCGTGTGCAAGGCTATGATATGAATAGCGGTAATCAAGTAGACAACTACGAGTGTGCAATATCGTGGCTGCCAATGTTGCTTATTGAAAACTCTGGGCAGCAAAGACAGACTGGTGCCGCCGTTGAATCATTTAGAAACGAAATGATTAAAGCTAACGAAGTAAATACCCAACTAATTTTAGCGGCTTCTGAACCGCAACAACCCAAATTAATTAGGAGTAAAAAATGAAATTAACAATTGTCCCTGTTGACGGATCGGTCGGCGAAAATGGCGTTTTTTATGATAGCCTTGATTTAAGTTCATGTAATATTCCTTCAGATGTACATGCGCTTCAATGGCAAGATACTGCTGGTTGGATTGAATACAATTCTTCTTTAGTAGAAAATCAACCTATTACTGAGCTACCAGCATGGGCAAATTGCTGTATGACTAAATGGACTGAAGCTAATACCCCAGTGCCACCAGCACCCCCCACTGCAGAACAAAACAAAACAATTGCTACTAGTAAATTATCAGCTACTGATTGGACCACTATTCCAGATGTTGCTGACCCAACAAAAAGTAATCCATATTTAAACAATGTTCAAGATTTTATTGTGTACCGTAATGCGGTGCGTCAGTATGCTGTTTATCCTGTAGCTGGTGATATTAATTGGCCTGCAGTCCCCCAAGAAGTTTGGGTAAAAGTATAGTGAACGCTCAGCTTGAGCAAAACAATTTTTTGTTTGTTCCTAACTTTATTAGCCAGGAACATGCTCAAGTATTGAATCAAGAATTTTTTATGTTAGAACGTAATAATGGGTGTGTAAAAGATTTACAAGCGCCTAGTTCTCCCGCTGCGTATAACTTTAAACCGTTTCTTGAATTGCTTTGTCAAAAAACAAACGAAGTAACAAATTTAATCGAAGAGCAAGTGCTGCCAACATATACTTACGCTCGCATATATAAAAACGGAGAAGTATTAAATAGACATCGAGACAGACCAGCTTGCGAAATAAGTTTAACCGTGCATATTGGTGGAGATTTACCTTGGAACATAAGTATTCAAAAACCAAATAATGAAGAAGTAGATTTAAATTTAAACATTGGCGATGCTATGCTTTATTTAGGATGCACGGCAGACCATTGGAGAAGCACACCGTTTACTGGGCAAAACTATAGCCAAGTATTTTTACACTATGTTCGCAGTAATGGTCCTAATGCTTGGACTTATTTTGATAAAAAACAATGAAAGAACTAAAAGATTATATTTTTGTTGTGCCTAATGCAGTTCCTTTGGAACTATGTGATGCTATTCTTACTGAATATAAAAACTGTAATGACTGGATTGCAGCTATTACCGCTGCTGGTAAAACCGATGCAGAAAGACAATGCTTAACAATTGGTATTTCTTTTAGCAGCATTATAGAAAAAAATAAAGAAGTAAGACAAAAAATAGATCAAGAACTATTTACTTGCGCTGCAAAAGCTATACAAGAATATAACAAACAGTTTACGCATTGCAGAATTCAAGAAGACTCTGGATACGATCTGTTAAAGTATGAAGTAGGACAATTTTATGCGCAGCACACAGACTCGTTTAAAAACAAACCCCGTGCCGTATCTTGTTCATTTGTATTAAATGACGATTACGAAGGTGGAGAATTTGCATTTTTTGATCGTGAGTTAGTGTATAAATTAAAAAAAGGAGACGCTTTAATGTTTCCCTCCAATTTTATGTACCCCCATGAAGTAATGCCCGTAACAAACGGTACACGATATTCTATTGTGACTTGGTTTGTATGACAGAAAATAAAACTACTTCTTTAGATGTTGCAAGATTAATAGCAGATAAAAATATAGTAGCTTTATTTCAAGGAAGGTCTGAAGCAGGTTATAGAGCTTTAGGGAACAGATCCATATTGTATGATCCAAGAGACCCTAAAGGTAAAGATACTGTTAACTTAGTAAAACAAAGAGAGTCTTTTAGACCTTTTGCTGCAAGTGTAATGCTAGAGCATGCGCATGATTGGTTTGATATGCAAGGGTTAGAAGATTCACCATTTATGATGTTTGCTGTAAATGTATTTCAAAATAAACAAAAGTTAATTCCTTGTGTTACTCATGTTGATGGTACTTGTAGAATTCAAACTGTTTCACAAAAGCAAAATTTAAATTTTTACAATTTAATAAATGAATTCTATAATTTAACAGGCGTACCTATGTTATTTAATACTTCTTTTAATCTTGCTGGTGAGGTCATAGTTGAAACAGAAGATGAAGCCGTAGATGTTTTAAAAAGATCTAAAATAGAATATTTATACATGCCCGAAAAACAAAAAATAATTGTAAGTAAAAATTAATATGAATATATTGGGCATTAATATAAGCCATGATACTTCTGTATGTTTACTTAAAGACGGTAATATTGTTTTTTACGCAGAAGAAGAAAGATTTAAAAAAATTAAACATTTTGAGGCAGACGATAAATGTACACTAGAAGCAATTTTAAAATTAAATAAATACGTAAACCATATAGATTACGTAATATTTACTACGTTTAAAAGATTTAATGAATCTACAGATATTAAAATTTCTCAAAAAATTATAAACGACATACTAAGTTTAAATATAACACTAGATAAAGTTCAATTATGTTTAGAAGACCATCATTTACACCATGCATGTAATGGGTTTTACAATTCAGGATTTGAAGATTCTGGTGTTTTAGTTATTGACGGGTCTGGTAGTTATATACATAAACCATATAGAGAAATTGAATCTAGTTATACTTTTTCTTCTAATAAAATAAATACAAACTATAAACATTATTCTTCATTGAATATTAATTATTGTGAGCCTAGAAAAATAGAAATTAAAATAGACGAGTCAACAGAGCATCTACAAATAGTTTCAAATCTTTTTGGCTCGGGGCATATTTTTTATCAGTATTCTAAGTTATTTAATTTTGTGTATAAGAAAACTTCATTTGGAGAGCCAGGTAAGTTAATGGGTTTATCTTCTTATGGAAATCTAAATGAAGAAGCTACTTGGGTTGAAGAATATAAAAATTATCCAATATTTAATTTAGCTTGCATACCTAACCCAAAAGAAAATAAATTTAATTTTCAAGAAATGGCAGATGTTGCAAAAAAAGTACAAGAAGAAACTAAAAAACATACAATTAAATTAATACAAAAAACAATAGATATGTCTAAAAGCAACAACGTTGTATTGTCTGGCGGATATTTTTTAAACTGTGTAAATAATTATGAATATGTAAAAGCGTTTCCAGATATAAATTTTTATATTGACCCTATTTGTTACGATGGCGGTACAGCAATTGGGGCTTGTTTTTATGTTTGGCATCATATTCTAGGGAACCCAAACAAAATGCAAAAACTAGACAGTTTATATTTAGGATTTTAATAATGATTTTAATTGCAGATAATGTAATACCTTCTACTATAGCTAATTACATTCAAAATTTTGCGATTAATCAAATGAATAATTCTTTTGAGGTATGGGGTAAAACAAAAATTATAGACACTAAATTTTTTTTGGAAGACACAGTAATAAATGAGACGCTTCAAGAGATTACTAAAACAGCTGTTAAATATTACGGTAACGTAGTTATTGATTGGGCGCAAATTGTAGAGTGGCCCGTCGGTGCAAGTCAAGCATTTCATTTAGATAATGCGTCTGATAAAACTATTTTAAGTTCAATTACTTATTTAAATAGTGATTTTAGGGGTGGAGAAACAATGTTTGCAGACGGTACAAAAGTAGCCCCAGTAATTGGAAGGACTGTATTTTTTGACGGCGCCAAACATGAGCATGGAGTGTATACTGTTAATGGAGCGTCTCGGTATACTATTCCCATTTGGTATAAGGCTATATAATTTAGTATTTATATAAGGATTAATATGATCTCAGAAAATCCAGCAGTTAAGTTAGAAGACGGTACCAAAGTGTGCCGCCATACAGTTGAAGTCTTATGCCCTAATTGCGGTCGGGATGTGGATGAGGCTGAACTTGCTGCACAAAAATGCAATGATTGTGGGTTTGATTTATCTACTCCTAAACAGTCTGTATCTGTTTGGGCTACTTCTGTACCTAAAGGCGGTACAAAGCTCTGGGGTGAGTAAATTGAATCATGTCAGACGAACTCGGATTGTCGGCTGGTGCCAAAGGGATCAGTGAAGGGATAAAGACTGGTCGAGAAGCTGGTCGAGAGATTGGCAAGAACATCGAGGAAGTGCAGAAGGAAGCAGTAGATGTTGCAAAGCAGCAAGCAAACGCAAGGATTCGTGAGCGTAGAGAAGCAGAGCTAAAGAAGGAACGGGCAATATTTAAAGCCCTTGAGGAATACAAACACCGCAAAAAGATAAGCGATGAAGAGTACAAATTAAGGGTGGACTTTATAAAGCAGCACGGCACTAAAGAATGGCAGAAGGTGCTAGACATCAAGACCGAGATTGAGCGGCTTGAGAAGGAAGACAAGAAGTACTTTGATGCCGAGTTATCAAAGGTTAAATGGGTGCAGTTCTGGTGCTTTTTGGTAGCCGCTTGGATTGCTTATTACATAGTATGGGGATCTAAAAAATGAACATGCAAGACGTACTAAAGGCGGTTATTCCGATTCTTGTAGCCTGTATAGCGTGGCTACTCGGTCAAGTATCTTCATTCCAAACCCGCCTAACTCAGATCGAGGGCAAAATGCCAGCCCTAATTACCAACGAAGGCGTACCAACGGACAGTCCTATTTCAGCCGAACGCAGAGCAAAACAGCGTGAAGAAATTTACAAAGATATTCATGACCTCCATGTGCGGGTCAAACTCTTAGAAGAAAGAGGAAAAAAATGATTACCCTATTTACTACCCTTATATCGTTCCTGTCAGGCGGTTTACCCAGCCTATTGGGGTTTTTTCAAGACAAGT